CGCTGAGAGGGGCGCTGCACGCCCGAGTTTACGCCGCCTCGGCGCACTCGGACGGGTTCGAATCTTCTACCTCCGCGAGGTACTGCTCAACAGCGAGCTCAGCAGCCAGGACAACATCCTCAAATGAGCACTCAGCCGTCGCCGACGGCTGAGGGGAGTTAGCCTGTAGAAGATTGGCAGCTGGACCTGACATCCGCACGGTGCCCTCAGGCTCCGCATCGGGGTCAAAGTCAGCACCCGGGATTTGGAAGGCATCGAGTTCCTCCCACGTGGCACAGTCCTGTAGCGCGTCAATCCACATCTCGAACTCCGCAGAGGACTCGAAGTTGAGCTGGGGCGCGATGGCCTCCGACATCATCGGCACGTCCTCGTCCGTGACGTCGTATGGGCCGTTCGCAACGCGGTAGAACATGTCCTTGTCGTTCGCGAGCAAGTGGGCCATCTCATCAGAGAGCACTGGGCGGCCCATTCCGTCAAGCTCAACAATGCCCTCGTAGCACTGAAGCTCGACGCCGTACACTCGCGCGACTGCGATGAGGTATTCACGAATTCCAGGCGTTTTCGAGTCTGTCGTCCAGTACCCATGCAGCTTAAGCTTGTACTTCTCGATATCGCTATTCCTAGCGATAGAGATTTTGCGGCACGCCTTAGCGACATCCGCATACGAAGCCAGTGACTGCAGGGGCCTGGGGTAGAAGCGACCGAGGAAGAAAGTTCCATCCTCAGGCCGCGAAAACGACACTTTCAGCTTCATCCCGATCGCAACCGTGAACCACATGGCCGCCGATTGCCAATCAGCGTCAGTGATATGCGGAAGGTGGGCGCCCACGCCGTCGTCCCCGAACTTGGGTCCGATGACAGCGTAGGGGATGCTGTAGATGTCGACCTCAACGCCCCTGAACATGAACCCGCCCCAGAAGATGTGGCTGAGATCGTTAGAGTCGCGGTAATGCACAAGTGCATTCCGGATCGTGTTCTTGCGGACGACGGAAAAGTCGACTTCTTTCGTGTGTTTGACCCGATACACGTGTTTCGTGATTGCAAGGCACGTTGACACGTACTCAACGAAAGCGGCAACAATTGTGTTGAGCTCGGTAGTCACGCCTGAGCCGCTGTTGTTCTTGAAGCCGGTGTTGATTGGCTTGCCGTTGAGCATCGTGGTGATGTCCACGTTGTCTGCGAGTACTTTCTTGACTTCCTCGCAGTCGTTGGGGTGGACAAAGGCCAAGACGAACTTGACGAACACTTCCTCATATATATATTTGCTGATCGTCTCGTCCATCTTGGTGTAATCCGTGTCATGCACGCCGCTCACCTGGCGTTCCCCATCAGGCACATGCGATTCCATTGCGATCTGAGTAAGATGGCGAATGGCAAGCGCAATGTCGTTTGGCGAATTCCCGGGCATGTAGAACGAGCAGTGCTTGAGTACTTCCTTGATAAGAAGGCCGACGCGTCCTGTCTGAATGGCCATTTCCTCATTGTACTGCGTGATTCCACGGGGCGCGACGCTCGCCTTTGGCCCCACCTCGTTCTTGAGGTTTGTCTTGCCGACTGGGGGACGAGCTACGAGTTCGGAGTGACGTTTAAGACGCGCGGCCTGCAGTGCCTGCGTGCGCCGTTCGTAGATAACTTCAGCGCTGCAGAGCGGGACCGATGCCAGCGTGATTCCGGTTTCACGTGACACCTGTTCGACGAAGTGAGTGTGCAGCTTCGCGACGACCTCCTTCAACTCCTTCGGAGGATCGATCTTGTTGCTGTACTCCTCAAGGCGCTTCGCCTTGTACGCGTCGTGCGCAGCGTCCGACTTCGTATCAGCCACGCCCGGCCCGCCGCCGAAAGCGTTCGGTGCGCCTTCGAGTGCGGGTGCTCCCTCGTCCACCTCCCCGGCAAGTGACCCATCCTGCCGGGTGTACATGATATTCGGTCGAGGGCGATACTCTACAGGAATCTTGAAGAAGGCCACGATGAGCGGTTCGAGACCTCCTGGGCGCCAGACCATGTGCATTTGCATGGTGCGCTTCACTTCCGAGACGCCATAGCCCTTGGGCTGGTTCTTCCCCATGAGGTTAAACACTCTGAACTGATTCTCGGACAACTCCTGCGAGGTGTTTGGCCCCTCGTCACAGGCATACTTGATGCTGAAAGTTGGGGACTTGGGATCACCGAACATGCCCAGCAAGAACTTGTCCTGCTTGAGCTTTGAGTCGCCCTGGACGACGACGACATTGTTTGCCTTCCGTAGAGGCATGCCGCCAAGGCCGCTCTCCTGAGCCACAGTTCTCATCATGTCGCACACCGACTTGCTCAATCTGGTAGTCGAGACGCGCGATAGCCAAACCCATTTGCGATGCGTTCCGGGCTGGAATTTGATGATGACGTTATACGTCGTGAAAGTGGTCTTACCAAGGTGTTCGATGTAGATGAAGTCGTTGGCCGTGTAGTTCCATGGGCGCTGAGTGCTGTACGTCGCACCGTTGGATCCAGCGACCCGTTCAACGACGACGACTTCCCCGTCGTGTTCGGTGTAGTACCAGTTGGAGTCAGTGCCCTCACCGGCGAGCTTGTTATACTCGGCGGTGATCACGACCATGTTCGAGCCGGCGTAAGGGGCAAAACTATCGATGTAGTAGTCCTGGTCAACGAACGTGTACACCATGTCCTGCTCGAACTTCCCGTCGACATGCGCGTGCTGCAGATCCTTGATGTCATGGACCTCACGTCGGCCGGTTGCCTTGTGATCGCGCATGGCCCCGCTTATGCTCATGTCAAACATGCGGAAGCCAGCGTCATGCAAGCAATTGCGCGTGGCAGTAACGCCCACCTTGCGGGAGGCGCCTGCGACGGGATGGTTGCTCTGGGTGGCATCGACGTCCTCTTGGGTCGGCCCAGGCGGCTCGAACCCTTGAGCTAATTGGCGAAAGACTGAGTGGTCATGCTGTTTCTGATGTTTCGGCGGCTTCTTTCGCAACGTCGACTCCCAAGCGTGCATCGTCGTCTCGGCTCGGATGACGGCCGAGACGACGCGTTGAGCGCGCACCTCACCAGTGACCTGCGTGCTGCGGTCGGACATGCAACAGCCCCACGGGCCCGTTGCTAGGTCAACAGTGGAGTCCTTAATCTTTCGGAGCTCCTGCTGAAGCCATTTGCCGGCCAACAAACTCACCGGAATACAGCAAAGCTGAATCTCCCGGGAGGCAAGTTTGGCGAGGATGCGTAGCCAGGGAATGCGGAGTGCGTCCTTAATGAAAAGGGCTTCCTCACGCTCCTGGCGGTCGTCTAACTTGAGAAGACTCTCCAAGAAATCAGAGAGCTTCTCACCAACAGCATTGTGCATCTCCGTGGCCGACGTTCGCACACGAGAGATATGATCCCCACAGCGGTTAGGCTGGGGCACAACGGGCTGGTAGCCACTTGCAACACAGCAAGGGGCAGCCACCGTAGGTAGCGAGAGCGGAGAGCAGTTGAGCTCTAACGATTCCGGTCTCTCGTACCGACGCATCCTCTCGGCGAACGAGGGATTGATGTCATCGGCACCAGCCACCAGTGGCTCAATCTCACGGCGAAGTGATTTGGGCACTGGGGCAATGACGGGCTGTTGGCTCACTTTCGTGTAACTCATCGCAACGGCAGCTATACACGCCCCGCAGGACGTGGAAAAAACAAATTCCCGGCTTTCAGTAAACGCGGTCAGGCGTACTGGTAAGTG